GCTGTGGTCGGAGTTCGGTTGCCGAGGCACGAAGAAGACAAGCCACACCTGTTTATGATTCAGACCTGGGAGAAGCAACCCGAAGATGACGCAAGCTGGCGAGTGCCTACCCTAGAAGTCGAGGATGTCATCATTCAGTTCTGCCAGAAGTACAGGAATGTCCGAGAAGTAGTCTTTGACCCGCCAAGGTGGACCAAGACGATGGTGATGCTTGAGGAGATGGGCTTTCCAGTCGTAGGCTTCCCGACTTTCTCCGCTGCCCGCATTGTTCCTGCCTGTCAAATCTTTTATGACGCTGTGACCGAGCAAACCATCACGCATGACGGTAATCCTGTGCTTACAAGGCATTTAGACAACGCAATCGTAAAATCTGACAGATTCGGTAGAAGAATCACAAAAGAGTCAGCAGGAAGCCCAAGAAAGATTGACGCGGCGATTGCTGCGGTCATCGCCCTAGACAGGTGCATAAACAGCACTAAACTAGAAGATGAACTATCTCCGCAATTCTTCATTTAGGTTGGTAATGACAGCGACAATTCTCCAAGCACTAGGAATCTTGACGATTGCCGCAGGTGCGGGGTTACTTTTTCCACCAGCAGGTGTGATTCTTTTAGGTATCGGCTTACTAGCTTTCGGTATTGCCGTTGAGCGAGGTAAGTAATGCTAGGTAATTTCTTTGAGAGCAGAAATGTAAGCTTTCAGTCAATCTGGGGTTCAGGTGAAGTCTGGCAGCTAGATACATCTGCTGGTCAGATGATGAACACCCAGAAGTCGCTAGAAATCTCTGCCTTCTTCTCAGCAGTCAGTCTTATCTCTGACACCATCTCAACTTTGCCTATTGAGGCGCATGTTCACTCAGGACTAAACAGAATCCCGCTTGACCCACAGCCAGCTTGGGTTACACAGCCAGATGTGGACATGACTCGTCAGGGACACTACCAGCAAGTTCTAATCTCTCTCTTGATGCACGGCAACTCTTACACCCGCATCTTCCGTGACCGTTCAGGTGAAGTTGTGAACCTAATGGCGCTTGACCCTGAAAAGATGAAGGTTACTCGGTCAGCAGTTGGTCGCAAGCTTTACGAGTACGCAGATGAAAAGAAGATGCTTACCGCGGATGAGGTCATCCACATTACTGACATGGTTCTACCAGGCAAGCTTGTCGGAGTAGGTCGTGTTGAGAAGCTTCGTGAGGGTCTAGGACTAAACCTTGCTCTACAGCAATACGCTGCAAGATTCTTCGGTGCAGGTGCATCGGCACAGGGCGTTATTGAGTTTCCTGGCAACCTAACACCAGAACAAGCAAAGAACCTTGCTGATGGTTTTGACTCACGCCATAAGAACAACTCACGCAGAGCGCACCGCACTGGTGTTCTTTCAGGTGGAGCTAAGTTTGTTTCAACTCAGGTAGATCCTGAAAAGTCACAGGCACTTGACTCACGCAAGTTCGGTGTAGAAGAAATCGCTCGCATCTTCAACATCCCGCTACACATGCTCGGTGTTCCAGACACAGCAAGTTACGCTTCGGTTGAGCAGAACGCAATTCAGTTCGTGACTCACACCCTACGCCCATACGCAGAGAAGATTGAGTGGGCTTACTCACGCCTGCTTCCACCTAACGCTTACATCAAGTTCAACTTCGGTGCTTTGCTTCGTGGAGACCTAGAGTCACGCTTCAACGCTTACTCGATTGCATCTCAGGCTGGCTTCTTGTCCATAAACGACATTCACGCCCTAGAAGACATGCAGCCTGTTGAGAACGGTGAAATCTACCGTGTACCACTAGCGAACATAAACCTACCTGACGCAAAGCTTGTCGGTGAGCAGATGATGTACGACATCGTTTCTAAGCTTGTCCAAGCTGGATACCAGCCAGATGACATCTTGTCTACATTCGGTTTGCCAGCTATCCCTCACTCTGGAGTACCTAGCGTTCAGTTGCAACCAGTTTCTCAGATTGACCCGAACGCACCCACTACCGTTTACGAGGAATAAATGATAAACCCAGCGACATACAACATAACTGCGTATCAGGGTGCAACTTATGACCTAAACATGACTTGGGCAATCGGCGGAACTGCTGTAAACCTAACTGGCTACACCGCTGCCATGCAGGTAAAAGAAAACGCAAGCTCTACTGCTTCGGTTCTTAGCCTTACCAACGGCAGTGGAATTACACTCGGCGGGACTGCTGGAACTATTGCTATTTCGGTTTCTGCAACAACAATGGGATTTGCAACACCTGGCAACTATGTCTACGATTTAGAACTGAACTCAGGTGGACAGGTGACTCGACTAATTCAGGGTGGCTTTGCTATCCAAGCTGAGGTCACTAAGTAATGTCTCAAGTAACCCTAGAGATTACCGAAAGCACCACAACACTTTCGGTCAATGAAACGAACGCGGATGTAAATGTCACCGAGACATTCACAACGCTATCTCTAGGCAACGCTGGCCCACAGGGTATCCAAGGAGTTGTAGGACCAGCTAATACTCTTTCGGTTGGAACTGTAACCAAGTCAAGCGATGACACCGCAGTTGTCACAATTACTGGCACTGCACCATCGCAAACAATAAACTTCACATTGCCAAGAGGCTTACAGGGAATTCAAGGTATTCAGGGAGTTACGGGCGCTACTGGGGCAAAGGGAGACACAGGAAACACTGGACCCCAGGGTCCTCAAGGCGCACAAGGTATTCAAGGATTGACTGGAGCCACAGGAGCTACTGGAGCAACTGGACCTACTGGACCCCAAGGCGAAAAGGGTGACAAAGGTGACAAGGGTGACACGGGTTCAACAGGAGCTACTGGAGCCACAGGTGCAACAGGTCCACAAGGTGCGACAGGACCCAAGGGCGATAAAGGTGATACGGGAGCCACTGGCGCGACTGGACCGACTGGTCCCACAGGTCCGACAGGCCCTAAAGGTGATACTGGAAATCAAGGCACAACTGGTGCGACTGGCCCACAGGGTGCGCAGGGTATTCAAGGCGAGACTGGATTAACTGGACCAACAGGACCGCAAGGAGCTACTGGCGCAACTGGAGCCACAGGTGCAACAGGCCCACAAGGACCAACTGGTGCTACAGGGCCAACTGGTCCGACAGGCGTAATTGTCGCAACATCACCAGTTGTCTACAACGCTGAAACACAAACGGTTTCACTATCGGCTACAACAATCACAGTCAATGGCACAGCGGTTGCTTTGGGCGGAATTATTACAGTAAATGCGAGGCTTGCCTAATGCCCATTGACACAGGCCAACTTAGAGTAGGCACAACTAGAGTACAGATTGACGGAACTTCGGTAAGCAATTTCAAGATTGTCTTACATAACTCTGGAAGCAACGCAATTTATCTTGGCAACGAAACGGTTACTGAGGATAACGGATTCAATCTTCAGGCAAATTCTACTGTGATTTTAGAGCTGCCCCCATTGACTCATCTTTTTGCTGTATCTAGCTCGGGCAATCACGATCTTACTTGGATGAGGATAACTTAAAAATGCCATACTACATTACTGACAAATCTACAGACTGCCCTAACTGGGCAGTAATAAAAGCAGATGGCGAAGTCCTAGCTTGTCACGACACTAAACAATCAGCTATTGAACAAGCAATCGCCGTAAGTCTTGCTGAAGACACAGAATTCGGTGGAGAAAGAGCTGCTGTTGGACTGCTTGCTTCTGGTGACTGGGTGTCATGGGAGCCTAACGATTCTAAGATTCTTGCTCAGGTAGTTGTTGTTGAGGATCAGTACGCAGTTGTTCGCATCTTTGAGTACGAGTACGGAGTATTCAGTCCGACTAACAAACTGATGGTCATAAATGTTTTCAGCATCGATAAGATTCAGCGACCAGAGCGAGTTGCTGTTGAAGAAGAAGAATTAGATTCGGTTGCAGACATGGGCGATGAAGCTATGCCTGACGAGGAGTTCATGACTCGTGCTTTGCCAGATGAGCTAGAAGTTGGGGACTTTGTTTCTTGGCGTGCTTCAGGCGGTAGAGCCAGAGGTCGTATCACTCGCATTGTCAGAGATGGTGAGCTAACCGCACCAGAGTCAGATTTCACAATTAGCGGAACGCCAGATGACCCAGCCGCATTGATTCGCATTTACGAGCAGAGCGAAAATGGCTGGACAGACACTCCTGTTCTAGTAGTTCACAGATTTACAACCTTGACAAAAATTGATGATTTAGAGGGTAGAGCTAGGGACCGTGCTAACAAGATTATTGCTAGGATTGACAATAAGGAAAAAACCATGACTGACACTACTGAGAAGCTAAACCGATGGGCGGATGTAGCTCGCGCAATCCAGAAGAAGATTGACGGCGAACCTTCTACCAAAGAACCAGAAATCCGCACCAACAACACCAAGTTTGAGATTCGGTCAGAGGGCGAAGATGGTATGACCTTTGAAGGCTACGCTTCTGTCTTCAATAGCTCATCAGAAGATTTAGGTGGCTTCCGTGAGTTTGTAGCTCCTGGTGCTTTCAAGCGCTCGCTACAGGCACGCAACGAAATCAAGCTTCTCTGGAACCACGACACTAACGAGCCTCTTGCTTCGGTTCGCGGTGGAAGCCTTGAGCTTGTAGAAGACCGCTACGGACTAAAGGTTAAAGCAAAGCTACCAAACACCACACGCGGGCGCGATGTTGCTGAGCTTCTTCGCTCTAAGGTGATTGACTCCATGAGCTTCGGTTTCAATGTAATCAAGGACTCATGGTCAGACAATGGTTCGGTTAGAACCCTAGAGTCTGTCCGTTTGCACGAAGTAAGTATTGTCACCTTCCCCGCATACTCGGCTACTACTGCTACTGTTAGGTCTATGCAACCTACTATTGACGCAGATGAACTTGCTAACGCACTCCTAAAGCTGGAGTCAGGTGAGGACCTAGACGAGAAGTCAGCCAACCTGATTACGGATGTTGTTGGCAAGCTAAGACAGCAACCTGAAGCTGAGGTCGCAGTTGAGGATAACGGTCTTGCCCTGCTAGACATAAAGAAGAAACAACTCGACCTGCTATTGAAAAGGATCTAAATGGCTACCAAAGAAGAAATCAAAGCTGCTCTACTAAAGGCCGCTGGCAACCCATCAGTGGGCGTTATTGCTGAGATGGCTGACGCTATGGCTGATGCCGTAGCTGGGCTAGAGGAGAAGTCTTCGACACCTGCTAAAGAAGTCAGGGTTGTCGAATCTAAAGAAATCAGGTAAACTGATTTCCTGCCCTCACCGAGTATTCCCTTCCTCGGTGGGGGCCTTTTCTTTTACCGTGTTTTTTCCAACCAATAGACTTGTAGTAGCAGTTGAGTGTTAGCACCGCTGTATCTGTTGAGTGTCAGCACCGCAGGAATCCTAATAAAAAACTATTTGAGGAGACTACATGTCTGAATTTGTAAAGTCTCAGGTAGAAGTTCGCAACAACTTGATTGCTCAGGCACGCGAGGTCCTAGACCTAGCTGCTGCTGAGAACCGCGGACTATCTTCTGAGGAAAGCGAAAAGATTGCTCGCATTGAGGCTGACATTGACCAGCGCGATGCAGCGATTGACACCGCACGCAAGCTATCAGAGCGCGAAGCCCGTGCTTACGAAGCTGCTGCAACCCTAAACACCACAGTAGAAGAAAGCCGCAAGTCTGAGTCGGACATCCTTCGTGCAATCGCTATGGGAGAAATCCGTGGCGGACACGAGTTCGTATCTGAGAAGCGCACACTAACTTCTTCTGACAACACTGTTCCAAAGAGCTTCTACGACCAGGTATTCCAGATCGCTAGACTTGCTGGTCCAATGCTTGACCTTGGTGAAGTTATCAACACTGCAACTGGTGAGTCACTAACCATCCCAACCCTAACTGCTCGCTCAACCGCGACCATCAAGGGACAGGGTGTACAGATCTCTGACTCTGACCCAGTATTCAGTTCAATCACACTAGGAGCTTTCAAATACAGCTTCCTAGTACCTGTGGCCAACGAACTACTAAACGATGCAGGGTTTGACCTATCAGCACTTATCGCTGAGCAGGCTGGTAACTCAATCGGTTTCGCAGTAAACACTGGTCTAACCACTGGAACTGGAACCGTTGAGCCTACTGGTGTTATGACCGCTGCTGCTTCTGCTGTTACAGGCGGAACTGGAGTTGCTGGTGCGCCAACATACGAGAACATCGTGGACTTGGTTTACGCACTAGACGGTCAGGCTCGTCTACTTCCTGGTGTTGGATTCATCACTGGCAAGTCTGGTCTTGCAGCACTTCGCAAGATCAAGGATGGCGATGGTCGCTACATCTGGACTGACGGTGGAAACGCTGCTCAGAACCAGCCAGCAACCCTACTTGGCTACCCAGTCTACGAGAACCCAGCAGTTGCCGCAGTTGCAACCAACGCGTTCTCACTAGGCTTCGGACACATGCCTAGCTACAAGGTTCGCACCGCAGGTGGAATCCAGATTGCACAGTCTGGAGACTTCGCGTTCGACAAGGATGTAACCACATTCCGTGTCACCATGCGCGTAGACGGAAACCTAACCCACGCTTCACATGTTGTGAAGTACAAGGGTGGCGCAAGCTAAACCTTAGCTAAAAAGCTGAAAGACCCCTAGCGTGTAGGTTCGCTGGGGGTCTTTCTTTTGCTATGCTGGGGACAAAGAAAGGCAACCTACATGTCAAAAATAAAAGGGACTGTTTCCGTATTCTCAAATTCACCTGGTCAGCCAACTGGCTACGGTATTGCTGCTGAGGCTCTAGTACAAAGGCTAAAGAGAGACGGCGCAGATGTGGCAGCTATCTCTAACTACGGCAATGAAGGCATCAAGACTCAGTTCGCAACCGAGTACGGAGATGTTCCCGTTTATCCGCGCGGTTCAGAAGTTTACTCAAACGACTCAGCCATCTTGGGACACAAGCACTGGCGAGCGCTAAACAAAAAGCAACCTGACCTGCTAATCACTCTTTATGATGTTTGGGTATTTCAGGGCAAAGGCTGGGATGGCATAAATGTTGCATCCTGGACACCGATTGACCACAGCCCAGTTCCACCAGCCGTGGCTAAGTGGAGCGCAAGAGAGAATGTCACGCCTCT